ATGCCTATTTCCCTAAGTTGGTCTAGTGTTCGAGGGTCTAGTCGTGAGCCAAACAATCCATCAGCCATATCAGACTCCTGAAATTACATCCATCGGCTCCCACGCATCGTCATCGTCTTGCTCAAAGTAGCTTGTCACGGCCAATTGGTCGATATATGACAGCGCATCCGGCAAGTCATCATGCACACCCTGCGAGGGATACATCAGAAGTTGGTCAATAAAATAATACCAGTCTTCTTCGCTGTTCAGGATGACTCGGCCATGCTCGAATCTTCCCTGCAACGACCAGATGATTCTATCTGTTTTCTTACGATTGCCGTGGGTTAAATCAACAATGTGACTGTAGACATTGTTTTTCCTCATCAAATCACTTAGATACGGCAGAACAGCGTTCTTCAGCGCCCCCTTCTCAATGCCGATAGACAAAGGCCGGTATTCCCGCATCGCCATTAAAATCTTGGAGGCTGTCTCACGAATATCCCAGCGCCCGTGTTCTATCGATTTGACCCACCATTTGCCATCTTCCGTTACCTTAACAACGGCAATCGCAGACTCATCCAGCCGTTTCTTAGCGTTAGCCGCCTGTTTAGCGACCTCCTCAAAGCCAGCCAAGTCAACGGCAACGAAGTAACTTCCGTGTTCAGGCTCAACCCCGTATTTGATCCACTCCTCTTTGAAGACATCTGCGCCAGCGTTGCTAAAGGACGCCATGTATTCTTGCTTGAACGAGAAGGAGGATAGGGTTTTCTTAGCTGACTCAATCTCCGTTGGGTCGATCAAGGGGTTGTCAGCAGTGGTGAAGTGCCAGGATTTCCATTCAGGATCAGTACCGTCTTGCCCTAAGTTGTACAAATCAAAGAACCAGTTGCGCCCTTTCGGAGTGCCGATCATCATGCAACGGCCCTTTCTGTCGGATAGAGAAGCACGAATAACTTGTTCCCACGCCTCGGGCTTGATGTCGGCTACTTCGTCAAGAACCGCAAAGGTCAATGAGACTCCACGAAGGGTATCCGGTCTATCAGCGCCACGGACGTATATACGCGCCCCGTTTATCAGGGTAATGTCGAGGTTGTTCACATGGCTAGACTGGATGACTTCCCGCCCCAAGTCCAATAGCAAGTCCCAAATGATCTGTCTGGACTGCCCCATTGTCGGCGACACGTACAGCACAGCCGAGCCTGGTGGACAGCGTAGACCCTCAATGATAAGAGTTGTAGCCGCAAGTCTGCTCTTACCACACCGCCGTCCGGCTGCAATCACTTTAAACCGAGTCGGGTCTGTATAGACCTCTTGTTGCCAAGGAAGGAGGGAGAAGTTTAAATCAGACATCCGTAATATCCTCTACAAGCTGGGGAGGTGCTCCCAACCCCGTGATGTTGATCGTAACAGCGCTTCTTTGAGACTTGTCCTTCTCAAACATAGACATAGGCAACGTCCTGTCAAGACACATCTTCAACGCAGCCATCTGACCAGGATGATCATCATTCAAAGCAATCTCAATCACCTTCTCAGCAACATCCTTACCCCCAGAACGAATCATCAACTCCTTCAACTCCCTAAGACGCTGCGTATCAGTCTTAGGAAGCACCGCAGGAGGATTCTCAGCATACCGCTGTATCGTCATCTTGATCGGACGGCCACGCTTCTTCTTTTCCATATTCGCCTTTTTAGCTTTTTAAGAGGGGAGGATGCTCCTGTAAATATTACAACACAACCCAACCCCTCCCCCCCATGTTAGTAAGCGCACACTTCTAAGTTAGTGCCTGCTCACATCCAGGTGAGTGAGTGATCACATCTAAGTCAGTGACCGCTAACATTTAAGTTAGTTGGCGCTCACTTCTGTAACCAGGTGAGTGGGCGCTTACATACATGCTAGGTGAGTGAGTGCTGACTACCATGTTAGTGGACGCTGACATCAGGCTAAGTTAGTGGCTGCTGACTTGCTAAGTTAGTGGTCGCAAACATGTGAGAGGGCGAAGCACCATTTCCCGCATAGCTAGCCAATTCCAACATTATGCGTTTTCTGCATAACCATTAAACACTATCCGATCCAATGGCATGTCCGGCCTATATCCCTGATTGTGCAACTCTACATAGATAGCCAGCATATGGTGGAAACCTGTTGATAGACAGCCATTCCCTGCTGTAAGCATGATGTTCCTTGTTTCCGCATCTATGACGCGATAGAACCTAGTCGTGTCTATTTTGCAGGGTCTAACCATGATTGATAAATCCTATCAAAAATTCAAATTGTATAGAAATAATTGTGTTGCATGTTGTTTAGTTGGCTATACAATAGAGACATCAACAACCCAAGGAGCTACGAAATGAAGACCTTTCCTAACTATGAAGCTATCCCTACAACAGCCATTTATCTAGGTAGCGAGCATGGAGACGGCTCAATTGAAGAGACTACAGCAGACGCAATTGCAGACGCTATAGAACCCGTATTCTTTAGGGACGAAGACGGGCAGCGTCATTATTTTGATCTAGTCAATTAAAGCTCAACTGTAAGCCCTTTTTAGGGTTTACGGGTGCGCTTTGCACTGCATGCCCGTTACGGGTCTTTTTAAGGAATTTTATGTCAAACACTATTGCATGGTCTAGCATGCTGCAAGATGCTGTAAACAAGCCAGGCGTCATTAGCCAGTGCTACAGCACGTTTCATAACTACAGCATTGGAAACCAGATGCTAGCATGGTCGCAACTCTCAGCCCGTGACATGCCACTCTCACCCATTGCAACTTATAAAAAATGGGCAGAGCTGGGCAGGCAAGTCAAAAAAGGGTCAAAAGCCCTTGCGCTGGTTATGCCCGTCACGATCAATAAAAAAGACGATGCAGGGGCTAAAACAGGCGAAGTCTTCTCCCTTTTCACTCTCAAAAACAATTGGTTCACCCTAGATCAAACCGAAGGGGCTGATTTTGCTAATGAAGTGCTAACCCCTGACTGGAGCGCTGATACAGCCCTTGCAGCTCTTGAAATTACCCAGGTGCGTTATGACTCAGCAAACGGGAATTCGCAGGGCTATGCAATGGGGAAAAATATCGCCATAAACCCTGTTGCAGCCTTACCCCATAAAACCCGTTTCCATGAGCTTGCACATGTCGTTTTGGGTCATACGCTTGAAGGGGCTATGCACGATGGAGAGTCAACACCTAGAGACATACGCGAAGTCGAAGCAGAGTCAGTGGCTTACATTCTTTGCAGCGTGTTGAACTTACCAGGCCTTGCAGAGTCTAGAGGCTACATACAAGGCTGGTTATCCGGTGGAGAGATTAGCGACAAATCAGCTCAACGGATTTTCGGAGCTGCTGACAAAATCCTAAAGGCTGGAAAGGCCTGATTTTCAGTGCATGCGGCTTGCAATGGCTGCATGTGCGGACAATTCTGTCCTTTTTCGCCCTGACGGGTCTTTTTAAGGGTTAGCTATATGAACTTAATTTTTAACGGAAAAAAAACCATTGCTTATGACGTTTTAATCCAAGGAACTGCACCTAGTGGCGCGGTTGTAGTCCGTAAACGTGGAGGCTGGACAGATAACAGCGTATTTCAAAACCTGGTTAAAAATGGCTGGTTAGAGCTTCGCATGTCTGGGCCGCGTGGCGGTTCTAGGTATTTCACTACGGAAGCGGGTAAGGCTGCTCTACAAAGGGTTACAGCATGATCGAACTGAAAACAGACCGCGACATCATGGGTTTGGATGTCTATTTTGATGGCCGGCGCGTAGGCTGGCTGTCGTTTGGCGACTTGCGTCAATCACCGGAAGATCGCCGGCCTGTCACCATGCTGGACGCTGAAAAAGGCGCGCGCTATCACCAAAGCCACAGCGCCGCTGTCGCATTCATTGAAAACATTTATCAATCGAAAGGCTAAATCATGAAAATCGAACTTAAAAATATCAAACATTCAGAGTTTGCATCTCAAGAAACGCATTGCTTTCAAGCCACGATTTACATCGACGGCAAGAAAGTTGGCACAGTCGAGAACCAAGGGCATGGGGGTTGCGACTCTGTACACCCTCACCAAGTGGCACAACAGATTGACGAATACGCAAAGACGTTACCAAAGACTGTTTGCGACTTTATAGACCCAGACACCGGCAAACCCGCCGAAATTGAGCAGTGTCACGAAACCATTTTTGGCGAGATCGTCAACACTTGGTTAGTTGCCAAAGACTTAAAACGCGCCATGTCTAAGCGTGTTTTATATTTAAAAGATGGCGGGGTCTACCAAACCAAGGCGATGGCCTCTGATGCCCTTAAAAACTACTTGAGCCAACCTAAATTCTCTACGCTGTATCAAGACAAAACAATCTTAAACCTTTTGCCTTTTGATCAAGCCTTGACCATTTATAGAGGAGCGGCAACATGACCCAAACCCAAGCACTCACCCAAGCGCTAGTTTTAGCCCTCTGCGCGCCTACTGATGAAAAAGCACAACAGGCCGCTGAACTAGCGGAGCAATTCGCGCAAGGTCTAAGCGATGCCACTGTTGAGCAATGCAAGGCCGATGCCCTTGCGGAGGTTGACGCATGAACTACTATTTAATTGGCTATCAGGACGCGCATGGCGGCGCTGGGTATGATACCCGCTACGCTAAAAATAAAGAGTACAACAGGGGCTGGGATGACGCGGTAAGGGGTGTAACGTTTTGATTTACGCGGTAATAGCCCTGCTCATTCGAATATTGACGGGTAAACGATAACTTAGGGGCTTCGGCCCCTTTTTTACGCCCAAAAAAAACCCACTGGTTAAGCAATGGGCAAAGCTGGCAACTGCTTGTCAGCCCCTTAATTCTAACTCCGGCACAGGGATGTCCACAGGCCATTGACCTCTGTCTAATAGGCTTTTTACTGTCTTCATGTGCGCTTTCGTCCAAGCGTCTTGCCTCTCTGCCCTTGACAATTTTGAGCCTTGATCGATCTCGTAATGACACGTTTGGCAGAGTGCCGCGCAATATTCGTCGCTGGCTTTTATGCTCCGGCCTTTGCCATGTTGCGACATGTTGGAGTGCGCTGCTTGCACTTGTGATCCGCTGCCGCACCGCTGACAATCGAGGCTGGCAACCAGTTTAAGCAGGGGTTTTGACCTGATGTACTGGTGTTTAATCACTGGTGCGCTCTATCTTGCATCCGGTTGGTGGCTTCGCGGGTTCTAAAAATCTCAATGTCCAGTCTGGCGGCTTCCATTTCCCACTTTAAAACTTCTTCGGCCTCAATGGCCGCTGCCAAACCCTTCAAAAGATCAACATAACTAGGGTCTGCGTAAGCCTC